GTCTAGTCCTGATCCAAGTGGCGTTGCCCCTGACGCATTAGATAAAGACGAAACAAAGTTTTCATTTAATCCACCAGCCGCCTGCGCCTCTGCTTTGGTGATATATCCATCTCCGTTTAGGTCGACATTTATGCCACCAGAAATACCAAATACTTCACCGCCGAAGTTCTTGCCGCCACCGTCCATCTTGTCTTGGGCCGCAGTTACCGTGATAAACCCACCTTTTCCATCTGATCTTCTATATCCCCACTTATCATCAGTCTGCGATGGGTCGTAATTACCTATATTTGGATTTGTGACTATAGATGGCAGTCCATCAATAAAACTTTGTGGAACTTCATTCTCATCGTTTGATGTATCGTTAAAGGTGCCTCTTATTGTCCTGCCAGCGGATGAATTGCTATTAGCTTCCAAAGGTTCACCAGTGCGATCATCAACCAGACGACCATTCTGATAAGACGCGCCGTCAAATGGCGTAAACGAATTTGCCAAAGTTTCTCTAAAGCTATTGCCACTGCCACTGCCACTGCCACTAGGCAATGCGCCAATGGGTTCCTCAACAGTAGGAGCGGGAGGGGTTACAACCGCTGGAGCGGGAGGGGCCGCAACAATATTATCATCATCGCCACCACCGCCATAATTAGGGTCAGCGTAGTTCTGTGGGTTTCTTGCCATTTCTTCATATGGATCAGTGTACCGCTCATTGTACGCATCCCTGTTGTATGTCTCTGTAGTCTCTCTCCCGCCGCTGGTAATTTCGGATATAGTGTCAGAAAACCAACCATAAACAGGAATGCCATCAGGGCCAGCGATACCTGCACCGCCTGCGTCACGCAGCATTTGTTCTTCCTGCGGATTGATGTACGCCAGCATGTGGGGCTGGTTCATCAACTCTGCCTGCCGTGGCACACCAGAAACAACATTATCCAACTCACCTATGCCTGCGTCTCGATAAGAAGGTTGTGGTTGAGGCGCAGCCATCATGTTTTGAGACATTTGGTTTTGCTGCATAATTGCGTTTACGCGGTCCATAAAATTGTTGTTCATCACGCCCTCATTGGTGGTTGCTGCTGTGGTGGCCCCTGCATTGGTGGCTGCATGGCCTCCGCTATATTACTAAGTGCGCCCATATCGCCTGCGCCCATACGCCGCCTGATTTCAGCAACCTTATCCAACAAATACTTATTCATGTCCATCGGTGGCTGCTGACCCCCACCTTGGGAGGAAGGCGGGGGCGCACCTCGCTGCGCTTCTTGCGGCAAGCCGCCGAACGCTGCTGGGTTTATTGGGGGCAAATTATCGTATCTGGGGGGGTACATTCTTCATTGCCTCCATTTGAATTTTCGCGGCGTTTTTCTCACGCTCTAACTGCAACTCTGCCTCCAGCTTGGCAACCTTGGCCTGCAAGTCTGCCTGCGCCTTGGCGGCATCGATCTCCATGTCCTGACGCGCCTCTGCCTGCTTAATCTCAATGCTCGACTTGGCCTTGGCCTGATCGGCAGCGATTTGCGCCTGTGTGCGCGCCGTTAGAGCATCTGTCTCCAGCTTGGCTAGTTGCTGTGCGTATTCCAGTGGATTGCCCTGACCTTGCCCCTGCTGACCCACTCCCCTGATCGCTTCGATTTGCTTCATCTGGGGTGCTGCCTGCACAACTTGAGCGGCCCGTTGGCTAATTAGGCGATCCATTTCTGGGTCAACGTCATTGAACTTGAACTTGGGGTCTTTAAAGTCTGGCAGTGGTGGCAGTTCCATTGCCACAGAAGCCTGCATTCTTAGGCGGTACAACAGCGCGATATGCTCTGCAATGTGGGCGATCAACACTGGCTGCATTGATGCAGCACCGGGGTTTCCCGCCAGTGATGGGTCTTGCATAAACTGCATATGAACCGCAATGTGAGCCTCATGGTCTTGCTCTAGGAATGCGCGGATCGGCTTGCCGTACATCACCGACATATTTTCATCAATGGGGTCCATTTGCGGAGCCTCTTCGGGCTTCTTTAGGATTTCATCGATGTTGGGTATGCGGATTGCCTCGTACATCCGCTTGTAGGCTTGGTACAGATCGTGAAGCTGTGGCGCTGACTGAGCCATTTGCAGGACGGCCTGCGCCTGCGAGATGCGCTGGGCGGTACTGAAGATGTTGGGATCGGACACAGGAACGATGTCGATCTTTTCATCAAAGTCAGCGGCGTAGATTGTTTCAGCCGCGCCAGCGATAGCGAAGGTAAATTCTTCTGGCAGGTTTTCCGCATTGAGAGCGGCCAGCATTTTAAACTCTTGGCCCTGCGAGTAGTGCAGCCGCTTGTGAATTGCGCTAAAGGCTTTGGAGCCTTGTTCAATCAGGGCCACGGTGCTGCCCACTGGCGCGTTGGGATTTACGTCACCGACATTGAGATCGGCTGTAGACGCAAAGCGTTGGCCTGCATCCACCATAAAGCCCAGCAGATTAAACAACGATCCTGACGGCTCTTTGAAGGGCAGGGGCATGATGGCCTTGTTGACATCATCGACGGTGCTGTCGAGATCGACAAATTCACCGGGGCTGATTTGCATATCACCGCCCTGCACACGGCCACGCAGCTTGAAGCCACCTTGCATATTTGCGAAGGCGGCACTGTCGAGCAGGGCGCGGAGCGATCCAGTCGCTGCTTTGCCCAGCCCACCGATCATGTGGTAGAGGCCAAAGCCGTAGAACCCAAGTCCGGGCAGAAACTTGTACGACACAAACCAGTCGCGGCGTTTCTTTAGTTCATCGTCTTCGCGCCAATTGCGTCTGACGCTGACAACTTTCTGGTTGTTATAGTCGATGGTGATGACGTAGGGGAATGCGACAGCGTTGTCGTTCTCATCGTCCTCGTCCATTTCCTCGCCGTCGATGCCATCGAACAGATCATAGACGTGCATTTCNAGCAGCGTCATTACGTCATCTTGGCTGTCATCGCCGTACTCATCGACGCCCTCGATTTCGCCAANCACATCGTCTGATGACTGGACGCCGTCACTGCCAGCATATTCTGTCTGGAGGTAGTATCCGTTTTGAACGTACCGATTGTATTCGTTCTTTGGCATACGAATAATGTGGGTATATCGGGGGGATGTGTACAGGTCTTTGGTTTCTGGGGCCACGCAGAAGTCTTCGGCCTTTACAAAGTCGGAACACTGGCGATCAAGGTTTACGTTCCACCAAACCTTTTTGAAAGTCTGCCCGACCAGTGGGAGGTGAAACAGCATTTGATCAAGTTCTGGGAAGTACGATTCCATTTCCTGCGTGATTTGGTAGTTCATAAATTCACGAACTCGACGGCCTTGATCTTCGATCTTTTCGTCTGGATCGCCAATTATGACGGTCTTAACTGGCCCCCCTGACGGGTACAACTCAGCGATGGCCTTGGCGTTGAATTGGGTTGCTGCTTCAGCGATTAGGGGGTGAACAACGATGGACAGGCCACGGGTGGCTCTTTCGTCTTCTCCCTCGTCTAAGCCGCCGTCTGGGTCTAGAGTTTTAAGGCCAGCCTTATAGCGTTCTTTCCACTCTGATCGTGCGGCCTCGTCGTTTTCGTAAAAGCCGATTAGCTCTTGGCCCTTTCGGGCAAGCTCACGGGCGTCGATTTCTTCTGCGAGGTTTGCGTCGAACTGGGCGTCTCCGATTTCTTCCTGCATGTCTAGCTCTGGATCACCGATTAGCACGTCACCATCAGGCAGCGTTTCGACCATCAGATCGTCCATTGGAGCGCCTTCGGCAAACGGGATTACATTTGGGTCAGCCATATAGTGTCATCCTTTGCGTCTCTGGAACGTAGTCTTCATCTGGGTCTTCTGTATGCCCAAGATACCATCCCTTGCGTAATCTTAGCCAAGCCTGTGTCATTGTATCGACCACGTCATCGTTTGGGTGCGTGGGGAAGGCTGCGGCTATGCTTATTAAATCTTTAGCCCACTTTCTATTTGAAGGGTAGTAAATTCTTCCGTCCTCCAATAGTGCGCTTGCTGCGTGGGCGCGAGCTTCCTTATCACGATCTGGTGAATATGCCAATACTGGCACCCCTGCCATGCGGAGGTCTTGCAAGAGGGATTGGCCTGACGCCTTTTTTTCGATCAGGACCGCATCTGGTTGCCAATCGTCGTAGGCTTCCTGCGCCAGCTTGCGTAGCTCTGGGTAGCTGACCTTGTCCCACCAAGCCTCCAGCACGATCAGGCAGTCACAGCCGTCTTTCTTGAAGACGCCCCACGTTGTACGGGCAGAGTAGCTGGAGCTTTCTTTTGTTTCAAAAGCGGTGTCCCAAGATTGAATGACGTAGCTTACCTCTGGCATGTCCTCTTTTTCCCAAGGCACCCACCAGCTTGCCTTCAGTATTCCACCGCCCTTCGGGCTGGGTCGCTGCTGTAGCTGCCCAGCGGCTGCGTAGGAGCCAAGGCTGCGCTCTAGGGTGGTCAGGGTCTTCTCGTCCATCCTTTCGGGCCATAGCAGTTCGCCTTCCTTTGTGCGTGGGTCTGTGAAGCCAAGGGTTGATCTGTTGGGCGTTGGGTGGCCTAGCTCATATCTGGCAGGCAGGCACAGGTGGTCCCACTCATCCCCTAGCTCATTGGCNAGNATATGGCCCGTGAGGTCTTGTTCGTGCAATCTTTGCATGATGATGACAAACGCGCCCGTCTTTGGGTCGTTAAGGCGNGTCTGCATGGCNTGNTCCCACCANTCNAGCACACCCTCCCTGACGGCGCTGCTATCAGCCTCCACGCTGTTGTGTGGGTCATCGATACAGATGATGTCACCACCATCACCAGTTAGCGCACCACCAACACTGGTCGCGATTCTGAAGCCCGTCAAATCGTTCTCAAAACGCTGCTTCTGGTTTTGATCGTCGGTGAGCTTAAACTTGTCACCGAAGTGCGCCTTGTACCACGGGCTATCGATCAGCCTTCGGCACTTGGTGCTATCCCTGATCGACAGGGAGGAGGCGTAGGACGCATAGAGAAACTTCTTGGATGGTTGTGTGGCCCAAGTCCACGCAGGCAGCGCCACGGCCACGCTGATTGATTTCATGTGTCGTGGTGGCACGTTGATGATTAGGCGCTTGATGTCGCCTTCTTTTACTGCTTGAAGATGTTCAGATACTGCTTGAAGATGCCAATTATCTTTGAACGGCACGCCCGGTTCAATCGTCGGCCATGCGGCTTTCGTAAACTCATGTAGGCTTCGCTTATATTTCTCCGCTCTCACCTGTTCCAATGTCAAGCTGCCCAAAAGCTGCTTCAAGTGAACTGATTTGTTCATCGGATATCCTCGTAAGGTCTAATTGCGTTGTGTTTTTGTTTGTGTTGTCGGTGACAACTTTCTCGACCCACTCACCCTCGCCCCTATTTTTGAGCCAGAACAGCATTGAGACGTTGTCGCCCTCCACGGCTTTATTGAACAGCGTATTGGTCACGGCTTCAATTCCTTGAACCCTCCCCCTTTTTAAGCTGTCCGATAAGTCCGAATTGTTGGATTGATGAAGCATCAATGTGGACTTGCTAATGCCCAGCATTCTGGCGCACTGATCGACGTTTAGACCCTGCGACATATACCGTGTGGCGTTTGCCAGCACTTCATCTGATACCTTAAACTGTGGCCTGCCCAT